AAAAAGTGATTAAAGACCTGCAAAACGGGGAGTCTCTGCGCGTAATACTCAATAAAACCGGTACGCCGAGCCGTACTGCGCTGTATAGTTGGTTAGATCAGGACGAAAAGTACGCGGAACGTTTCGCGCGCGCGAGCCAATTAGGCGATGAGGTCCTATTCGAGGAGACTCTCGAGATCGCCCGTACACCTATGGAGGGCGAGACGACCGAGTACGGCCCAAAAGGCGTAACGGTTAAGCGTGGCGATATGTTGGGCCACCGTAAGCTCCTAATTGAGACCATTGACAAAGTACTGGCAAGGCGAAACCCCCGAAAGTATGGCAATAAAATTGACGTTACCACCGACGGCAACGCGATAAGCACCCCGCCGATCATCGGAATGGTTATTAAAAACGAAATACCTGCAGATGAGCCAAGCGACGACGATCTGCTTTAACACCCGAGGCAACGACAAACAGCTCGAGGTGGCTAAGTATTGGCTGGACGACCAAACCAGCGATATAGGCTACGGCGGTTCGAAAGGTTCGGGCAAGTCCTACCTCGGCGCCTCGCTTATTTTCGGCGATGCGCTGATCTATCCAGAAACTCACTACTTTATCGCCCGTAAGAAGCTCAACGACTTGCGTAAGTACACCCAGCCGACTATCAAAGAGGTCTTAACCGATTGGGGGCTCGACGAGAGATACTATTCATTCAACGGGCAGGATAACTATTACACGCTATACAACGGCTCAAAGGTCTTTTTAATCGAAGCGGCGCACCTGCCAACGGATCCGGAGTACGAAAGATTCGGATCTATCCAAATGACACGGGGCTGGATCGAAGAGGCGGGAGAGATAAGCCCAAAGGCCAAGGCGATGCTACAGGGGACTATAGGCCGTTGGAAAAACGACTTTTATAAACTGCCAGGTAAACTGCTAGTAACCCTTAACCCGTCAAAGAATTTCGTTTATGAGGACTATTACCTCGCCAAAAAGGAAAACCGCTTACCCGAGTATCGAAAGTTCGTCCAGGCTCTGCCGACTGACAACAAGATGCTGCCTAAAAACTATATCCGTGACCTTATGAGAGCGCTCAAAGGCGACGAAAAGAGTATTAAGCGTTTAGTTTATGGCGATTGGGAGTACGACGATAACCCGTATAGCCTTTACGAATATGATTTTATCTGCAATTTATTCACAAACAGCCACGTGCCCGTTAGCGACAAGCGCTATCTGTCCGCCGATATTGCTTATATGGGTGCAGATATTTTCGTTATACTTTTCTGGGAGGGCTTCCGGGTTAAGAAAGTCTACGGCATCGACAAGATCGACGAAACGGCTATCGGCACAAAGCTTAAAGAGCTGGCAGAGCTTCACGGCGTCCCGTATTCGAATATCGTCTACGACGCGGACGGTCTGCGCAAGTTCACGGCGAACAGCCTGAGCAAGCTAACGGCCGCAAAGCCTTTCGTTAACAACGCAAAGCCGTTAAAAGACCAGCAATATAAAAACCTCAAAACCGAATGCGCGTTTCTGCTTAAAGAATACCTAGAGAAAGGCCTTATTTTCATCGAGGACTTAACGTTCAAAAAACAAATAATGGCGGACTTAGAGCAGATTTGCCGAGAGCCTACCGACGATGAGGGCAAGATAAAGCTCGAGAGCAAAAAGAAGCTCAAAGAGCGCACAGGACGCTCGCCTGACTGGTTCGACGCCCTGCTTATGCGTATGTTTTTCGAATTAAAACCGTCAGGCGGTTGGGGGTAAAGATTAATTTCGTATCTTAGCGCCTCGCTACAACTAACTTTTAAAGCCCCTTTGTTTGTAGCGAGCATTGGGGCTTAACTTTTTACTATGGACACAGATTTACAGATTTTAGCAGCTAAAACTTTTTACGGAATGCAGACGTACAGCCAGTGCGTTATAGATTTCGTCGAAGAGGTAGAGGACGGCATCGACGCGATGACCGAAGATCAAAAAGGCTCTTGGCTTTACCGCTTAGGGAATATCTTGGAGATAATACACCCAGAGCGCGCCGAGGACGTAGAGGCGGTCGAGCTTTTAATAAGCATTTTAAACGCATCAAATACAATCGAGTAAATTATGGAAACTTGGATCAAAATAATAGAAACTTGGATCAAAATAATAGTCGGCGCTGCGGTAGAGTTCCTGGGCGTAGTAGCCAAAACGTTAGCAGTATGCTACACGGTGCACTGGTTTTTAGAAGACACGGGGCTTTTAGCACTAATAACCGCTAAATTGAAATAGCTATGGTACTGATTTTAAGCAGCACAACACTCGACGGGGTTGTAAAGTTATTAAACGAAAGATTCTACTCGACTACCTACGCCATAAACAGCCAGGGGCTAATAACGTGGAAAAACGGAGAGCCAAAAATGGATTTAGTCTTATCGCAAAAAGGTAACCGCTACCAAGTACACCAACATAAACCCGCGTAATGAAAGTATTTGTAGCAATAGACACACGAGACGGCGCGATATACGGATGTTTCACGGATAAAGAAAGGGCGCAGAGGTACATAGTAGCCTGCGGCTCCAATTTTGTAGTTAAAAAACTTAAAGTGTATAAAGGTAAATGAAACGTACAACCGATAAAATAATACTCGCTAACGAGGACTTTTACTGTAAGACGCTGAATATCGGCGTTACGGTCGATGACATTATGGCGGAGGTTAACGCGTTCGATTGGATGGAATTAAAGCAGAAGCCTATCGGCGAAACGTACTCGGACTTTAAACGGCGCTTAGGCTTCCAGAACCCGAAGAGCGAGTACTACAGCATACGCGAAAAGGCATTCGCCCACAAGTTCGAAAGGGCTATTGTTAACCTCAGCGCGTTAATTGAAGAGGTTAACAGCTCGTACAACTTCGGGAAAAAAGGCGGCATAAGTAACGCCGAGACAGACAGATACTATTATCTCAGATACTGGGCGGATAAAAAGCATATAGCCGTAGACTATAACGAACAGGATTATAATAAAAGAAAACTATTTAACTTTTATACGATTCTTTTTGATATATTTGCATTAAAAGTCGATAACTTTAACGCCTTTTATAAGGCAAAATAACTGACGAACGTATGGAGTTTATAGCATTTATCGCAGGCGCAGCCTCTGGGCTTATTTTAGGCGCAATAATCGCCTTAATCTTTTTGTTTAAGCAGTTTAATAGTTAAAACCTATGCCAATTTTAAAGCCTATAGATGAAACTTACAGCTGCGTGGTAAACCCGCAGACCCCGGACGACTTGTTTAAGTACGTCCTCGGCACGTTTAACGATATGCTGTACATCGAAACGGATAACAACGGTTCGCAGCTACAGCCTCAGGCAGATAAGTTTTTCGCGGTTAATCGCCTTTTAGCTTTCGGACCTGTGCAGACGACTGACAGCTCGAGAACAGCAAACAAGTACAGCCGTATGAGCTACGACTGCCTGCTGACAATAGCAAAGCCGTCAGACGCTCGCCAAGAGATTGAAAACACAGAGCTTACCAACGTGGGGCAGTTCGACGCGATAACGTCCCAGTTCTTAGGCCTAGACTTTAGCAACACGTTTAGAAAATATTTCGCCTGCTGCGGGCAAGAGATAACAGCGCCGAGGATCCGCCCCGTTTGGAACGTAAACACGTATATGCTCGGTACGAACTACACCGGCGTTGAGATAACATTTACACTTACGATATGAAAAAAATAATTTGCACCCTAATACTCGGGGCTTTGCTATCCTGCAACAACAGAGGCAAATACGAGGGCCCAGATTCTGAGGGATCGCACTGGGATTACTCTGTATTCTGCGAGGGAGGCTTTAAGTACAAGACGGTCGACCGAGGAGCTATACTGCTGCTTAATTCAGACGGAACGCCGCTAAGGTGCGACAAAAAAAGGTACTGATATGACACCGGGCGAAGCGGTACAGCTGGTAATAGTCGACAAGCTTAAACGGCTTATAGTCGAGAATGATATGGTCGCAACGCGGGCACTTCTGAACTCTGTGCGCTATGAGGAAAACGAGAGTTTCGGACAGTTGTCGTATGACATTATCGCGCTGGACTACATCGTCGGACTAGACGAGGGAGTCGCACCGGGCGAGACGCCAGTGCCTGATATCGCAGAGCTCGAAAAGTGGATAGCCGCAAAGGGTCTGCCTCTTAACCCTTACGCCGTTAGAAACTCGATTATCGCAAACGGTACAACGTGGTTTAGGCAGGGAGGCTCACACATCGTAACTGACACCATAAATCCTGAGGCTTTCGCCGAAATAATAGAACTCGCAAAGGACGATTTGCAAAATAAAATAAAACGCGAATGGCAATTACTTTTCAAAAACAACCGCTAAAATACTTCAACGTTAACGAGCCCGCAATCTTTGAGTTTGTGAGCGACGCGGATCTGGGGGTTAACCCGACCGACCTTGTGGCCGACTTGCTTTTAAAGTCTAACTACTCGGATCGCGAATATACCGTTAAAAACATTCTGCCTAAATACGAAAGCGGCGTTTTCCGTATCGACGTATCGGGGTATCTTAAATCTTTGATGCTGGATAACTTCGAGTTCGACTTTAACTCGTCGAATAAGCAGTACACCGTAGAGTCGTACCAGGTCGGCGTATCGATCCACAGCGAGAACGGCGCGGACATTTTCGGCGATGAGTACGTATTCGACAGCGGATATATTTTCGATACGACTTTCGTCTTTGCTGAACAAACGCCAAACGATAACACGGGCGAGGGTACGGAGTTTTTCCCGATAATGGGGCAGAGCAAAGTCGCGCAGCCTGTAAAGGCTCAATACGACGAGGGGCTTAATAACATTTTAGCGCCTAAATACGTTGAGTTCGCCGAGGGCTTCACTAATACGCTCAGCATCTTTGTGCACGATAACACCGTAGGTCCTGGCGGATCCGTTTCGGTTGGCGGGGTAGCCTCGTCTATACCGCATACGCTCGGAGTCGCTACGGCGCTAATCTCGGACGCCCAGATCGCTGAAATGTATCTGCCAGCCTTAATCACTACGTCGTTAAATAATCCAGCTATTCCCGTTTACGGCATCCGCTACAAAGAGGACGACTGCGAGAATACTTTACAGTTTAGGTACTTCACGTCTTACGGCGGGTATTGCTATTTCTTTGCGCCAAAAGCGGGCACTACGGCGAACCGAGGTAAGAGCGATTTTATAAATAACGCATTTTACAACGCGCAGGAGCTAACCAGCGCCCAGCGTCAAAGAGAGGTCGAGTATAAAGAGACGTTACCGTTATCGGGCGTTAAGCAACTGGAACTCGAGGAGGCTTTTAAGGAGCTTTTAGCTTCGCCTAAAGTCGAGGTACTTTTACCGAGAGGCTACACGGAGTGCGAAGTCTCGGGAAATATGAACCTAAGAAAGTTCGATTTTGAGTACAGCCTAAACGTGGCAGTCGCTAACCCTAAAGGCATCACATTGTAATGGAGGAGCACTGGCTAGAGAAATACTACGCGGCGAAAAGCCTAGAGGCTAAGGCCGTTTATTTGGATAAATACCTAGAGTGTTACTTTAGGGACAAAACGAGGTTTAAGAAATGATAGAGATATACCGAAAAGGCTTTCGCCTAGACATACCGCCCGAGCAAGTAGTCACGTTTAAAAAGGCGCAGAACCTTAACGGAATACAAGCCCGTTACGCCTATTCGAATACGGTATCGGCAGAGCTTACGGCAAATAACCGTAAGCTTTTGGAGCTTTTCGACCTGCCTACAAGTAAGGCGAGCTCGTTAATGAACGGCTTTACAGTAGACGTTGTCCTTAACGGCTCAATCCATTTGAAAAACCAGACTCTTAACATCCAAAAGGAAAATAAAAAGACCGTAGACCTATACCTGCTTTACGCCGATAACGCATTAATCGTTAAGCTAAAAGAGCAGTATATGAACCTGATAACCTCGGACTTCTTATACAAAAAAAACATCGCGGATTTTAGCGCGTTTCACTACGGGACGACTTACCGCACGGCTTTTGTTGAAACGCAGGAAAAGAGCAGGCTTTACGTTGTTGAGGAAATGCCCGTACTACTGCAGATACAAAACTTAGTGCGCCGAATGTTTGAGACTAACGGCTACGGGGTTTACGGCGACTTTTTCTTGACGACTAATACTATCAAAGAGTACTACATCGCACCTAATCAGGGAATTTACCAGGTTTACAGCGGAACAGGTCCGGGCTTTGCGCCTGCATTCTCTTCTGATATTGATTTGTTTACGTTCTTTACCCAGACGATGCAGTTTTTCAACTGTTACGCCACGGTAGACGACACTTACAGGACTGTGACGATTAACCAATGGGCGAACCTCGGCACTTTTAAGACGGGTTATATCGATTACTCTAAGTACTTTGTAGACTATAAAGACTTTGCTTTTCAGAGCAAGCTCGCCAAAACTAACAAACTGACTTACGCGGACTCTGGCACGGCATTTAACTCGTTTTTCTCCAATACGCTAAGCAGTCAGAAAGAGGCGACTTACCTTGCCTCGGACTTCGGAGCGGGAACGCTAAACATTTTCGACGATTCAGAAGTCGACCCCGAGACGGGACTTATCGAGCTTAGACCTGACGGTGCTATAGGCGAGAGCTCAGCGATCCGTATAATGAAAATTAACGACGCAACGGCGGTAAATCTTATGTACGTAGCGGGTGCGCCTGTGAGTACTTCGGGGCCAACGGCTAAGCCTGTGAGTATGCGCGACGTGTACACGGAGTTCCACAAGGATTATACCGAGTTTATACTAACGCCGTTAATACAGAACCTGACTTTTAGGTATGACGCGATTCTAGCCGCTACGTTCTCGATGACGAGAGTATTTTTTATAGAGCAGCAGTCTAGCTATTGGATCCCGCTAGAGCTAAACTTCTCTACTAAGAAAGACGAAATAACCGTTAAGGCTATGCTGATTAAGAAGAGAAAAATTCCAGCGCCAATATTATACGATTTCAACTCTATAATTTTAGACTTTAAGGAAAAGGGCGTTTTCGCTTTGGAGAACCTGCTGGCGATGTATCCAATGCCGCCGAATCAATTCCCTATACAGGATTTAATAATTAAGAGCTACGACGATACAAAGAATCGGCTGTACATTAACGACGTGTTTATACCGTCCGCGGGACTGCCTCAGGCTTTCCCTCAGAATACGCTTCTGTCTATAAAGATTGAAGCCAATGCGCCGGGTGACGTTACGCCAGATACAAATACAAGCCCTATCTATATCCAAGTCGTTGACACTAACGGCGGGGTAAGCAACGAGGCGTTTATAAACGTGAAACACACAGGAGTCGCAAGTCTGGAAAGTAATTTTGTGCAGCTGACCGAATACGGGTACAACCGTGCAGACTTCGACGAGGGGCACGTCTACGCAAGTCCGTGCAGTTGGGTTAACTTAGGACTGAAACCTGAGTTAAACAATACAGTATCTAGCGCCGTTATGGTGGCTAGAGACGACGCGGCGGACGATACGTTTAATTTGGTCGTAGCCGCAGAGGAGTACGCCAACGTAAAGGTAAAAGTCCCTAAAGTCGACGTCTTTATGAGCACAGACAATAACGGTCTAGGCAGGGCTCAGGCTCGATGCAGACTTGTGCTGTCCTTACCGTCTGGCGACGTGGTTATGGCCGAGACTTCGGTATCGAATAACAACTCTATGAGCGCGACTCTCTCAGGCGAGTACGTAATACCTGCGTATCACACAGGCGACAAAATAAGAGTGTATTTGCAGTTCGATTTTGACAACACTAGGGGTTCAAATCTGGGGAGTATGGATGTAATTTTGACGGTCAACAATATGAGCGTTATAGTATCAACAATTAAAACAGTATAAGGCTATGGCTGACGAAATAGTAATCGGGAAACTTATAATCGATAACAGCGAACTTAACAACGCTATGGCCTCGAGTAAAAAGGCTATTATCGATTTAGAAAACGAGCAGAAAAAGCTTAAAAAAGACACTGAGGGGCTGAGCTCTGCCAACGAGCAACAGCTGCAGACTTTTATTGCCAACGAAACCGAGCTTAAAAAGCTAAAGGCGGAGTACGCAGCGAACCAAAAGAGCGTGTTAGATTTGACTAAGGCGCAGACTGGGCTCGACGCCGCTCTGGCTAAGCAGGTAAAAACCGAAAAGGAGGCAATCGCTAACACTGCAGCGCTAAAATCTGCGCGCCAACAGCTCGACGGGACGACCGTAGAGGGTTCGAAAGCTATCGCGGACATAAACAGTAAGATTGACGCGAATAATAAATTGATCCGTGACAGCGGAAGCGCTCAGGAGAAAGCCGCAACGATCTCAGGGAACTACAGACAGGCGCTTTTTAGCGTCGACTCTGCGCTGGCTCAGTTCGGTGTGAACGGAGAGCAGGCGCGTAACGTCGTTAAGGGGTTCGGAGAGGGTATCACAGGAGCGGCGCAAGGCGTTTCGAACTACACGAATAAAGCCTCAGAGGCTGCACGCGCTACATTAGGCTTTAAGACCGCCCAGCAGGCGGCAATCGAGAGCCAAGTAGTAGGCGCAACCGTAACCGAGGCGCAAGCCGTGGCTAACGTGGAGTTAGCGGCGAGCCAAGAGACGGCAGCAGTCGCGACCAACGTAAGCACGCTATCACTAAGAGGCTTTACGCTCGCTTTGGCGGCAACGGGTATAGGTATTATCGTTATCGGCGTAGCTGCTCTTATTAGCTACCTCAGCAAATTGGATCCGGTACTCGATGCAATCGAACAGATAACCTCAGGAGTTGCAGCAGCGTTCAGCTCGTTAGGCAAAGCTATCGCGAACTTAGATTTTAGCAATCTTATCGGAGGTATGGAGGACGCGTATAGCGCAGCGGTTGCACTTAAAGAGGCACAGCAAGAGCTTGCAGATCTACAACGGTCGCAGGAGGTAGCCAACGCGAAAGCCTCCCAGCAATACGACGAGCTTATACTGAAATCAAAAAATAGAACCCTTACCGAAAAGGAGAGAATCGCTTTTATAAACCAGGCGCAAAAGATCGAGGAGCAAAACTTCAAACAGCGTGCCAGTTTAGCGCAGGCGGAACTCGACAACGCCATAGAGGCGGCTAGGATTAAGGGTGAGCTATCCACGAAAGAGATTGCGAACCTTAGGGCTAATACTTTGGCTTATGGAAACTACCTGCTTAACACGGGTAAAATTACCGAGGACCAGCTAGAGGCGATTAAAAAAGCGGAGCTTGGCAAAATAGAAATACAAGCCGAGTCAACTAAGCGCCTAGAGAAATCCCAAAACGCCGAGGACAAACTCGCGGACGACGCAGCGGCGAAAGCCAAAGAGCGCGCCGAGAAAAGAGCCGCCGCCGAGGATAAAGCTCAGCAGGCACGTCTTAAGAATGCGCAAAACGAAATCGA